AAAGATAATTTACAAACAAAAGAATCATTAAAAGAAGTTTCAAATAAAAAAGTAAAAGAAATATTAACTGGTGGTCCCGAAGACTTATTAGATGGTCCTCCATGTTTACAGATGATATGCAAACAGGTTCAGGAATCAGGGAACAAATTAAAAGATGAAAGAGATAGATTTTTATTTAATTATATGGTGTTTGTTAAAAAGAAACACAAAGATGATTGGAAGAAAAAATTATTACAGGCAGCTAGAGATTTTATAAAGTATGACGATACCTGGGGTGATGACAAAGTAAATCAAAAGATAAAAAGTTGGGACAAAGATACTGCGGGACACACTTGTCATGACTTACCTATATCTTCTTTCTGTGCAAAAGGAACTTGTCTAAAAAGAAAATTTGGTATTGGTAGTCATCAAGAAAGTAGTTGGCCTCAAATATCAGGTTTAATTAGAATAGGATATAAACCAGATCCAGAATATTTTTTTAACGTAGAGTTATCTGACAGTAAAGTTGTTCAAATACACGCAAAACATATTAAAAAGATATCAGAAATGAAAGAGATGAGAGCGCTCATAGCAGACCAAACATCTGTATTTCCTCCCATCATTAAGAATAATGAATATCAGCCTATCCTGGACGCTCTATGGGCCACTAAAGAGGATATTAAGCCACCTGCTGGTACCAATCCTATTGAAATGTTAAAGAAATATTTAGAAGATTATGTAAATGGACCTGAAGCTAAGACATATGCTTCATTTAAAAGTGGAGCTGTATTGAAAGATGATGAGTTTTATTACTTTGATTATGATAAATTCTATGAGGAAATAAAAAGAAATGAATGGAACCAAGACAGACCTAGAACAGGTACCCTGGTTAAAACTTATTTCAAAGGTGAGTTTGGTATTCAAAAAAGATTTCCAAAAGGAGAAAGTGAGAAGTCATTTCCACCAGTAAGATGTTTAAAAATACCTGCAGGTGATTTGATGAAAGAAGAAATACCAGATGAAAAAATAACAATAGAAGATAAGGAGAATATAGTATGACGAAAGCACCAAGCGTATTTGTATGTATGCCTACATATGATACAATGCAAGTGGCAACATGTTTATCATTATTACAATTAATGGATAAATTTACACAAGCAAAAATAAAATCAACAGTAAGTACATTTAAATGTCCTTACGTAGGTTATGGAAGAAATATTTTATCAGCCATGTTTATGGCTTCAGATTTTGACTATCAATTATTTGTAGATGCTGATGTAGAATTTGATCCTAAAGATGTTGGTAGAATGATTGTTGCTGATAAAGATATGGTATGTGTTCCATATAGAAAAAAAACACAAGACAACACAATAAAATTTTCTGTAGCATTTGAAAACTTTAATGACATCAGTATAGATAAACATGGTTTAACAGAAATTATAGGTGGACCAGCAGGTTTAACTTTAATTAAAAGAACTGTTTACAAATCTTTAATAGAAAGACATCCAGAATTAAAAATAAATTCAGCTAATGGTATATCTGATGAAGCTAAAAAATACATGTATAATTTTTGGGAAAATACATTTGATTCTAAACAAGGTCATTGGTTTGGAGAAGATGTATCTTTTTGTAATCTAGCAAGAAATGCTGGACATAAATTTTATGCAGTGGTTGATGGAGTAACAACTCATCATGGTAATTTTGGATACAAAGGATCATTAATTGATTCATTTAAGAAAGCTGATGAAAAAACCAATTAAAATATTTGGTCCACCTGGTACAGGTAAAACGTTTAGATTAATTCGTAGAGTTAATGCTTACATTAGAACGGGTACACCTTATCATAAAATAGGTTATTTTGCTTTTACAAGAAAGGCAGCAGGTGAGGCTAGAAAAAGAATTGGTGTAGATGAAAAACAAGCTCCCTACTTTCAAACTCTTCATGCATTTTGTTTTCATTTATTAAATAAATCTGAAGAAGATATTATTCAACCACATCACTATGAAGATTTAGGTAAGATGTTAAATGTAAGAGTTAACTTTACAGATAAATACAACGAAGAAGAAACACATTTTTTAACTTGTAATAATCCTTATTTTCAAATGATACAGAAAGCAATTAACAAAGGCATTAGTATTAGAGAAGAGTATGATCTTAATGATCACGATAGAAAAGATATATACTGGCCCACTCTTAAACACATTGATTTAAACTTACAGGAATATAAAAAGAAAAATCATTTGTTAGACTTTAATGATTTAATTACTCAAACTATTGAGTGTAATAAAATACCTAAATTTAAAGCTATTTTTATTGATGAAGCACAAGATTTATCTCCATTACAATGGAAACTATATGATAAATTAAAAGAGCGTTGTGATGATATGTATTTAGCAGGTGATGATGACCAAGCTATTTTTGCCTGGGCTGGAGCTGATGTTAATAGATTTATAAAAGAACCTGCCACAGAAAAAGTTTTAAGATATTCAAGAAGAGTATCTAAAGCTGTACAACAACAATCTCAAATAGCAGTGGATCGTATAGCAGGCATCAGGAAACATAAAGAATATTTGCCTAGAGAAGAAGAAGGTCACGCACAACACATAAATAATTTAGGACAAATTGATCTTACTAAAGGTAAATGGTTAATTCTTACAAGAACTAAAAGTAATTTATTAGAAATAGCTAAGGAATTAAAATCTAAAAATATTTATTATCAAACTAACAAAGGTAAAAGTTTTAATGTTGGAATGTACACTGCAGCGATGGCATATACTAAATGGATACGTGAAGGACAACTTGAAGACAAAGAGATCAATGATGTCAGAGATTATATTCCCAATGGGAATTGGAATCCTGAAAAAAATTGGTATGATATTTTCGTTGGTGATCAGAAAGAAATACTTTATATTCGAAATATAATTTTTGGGGGTGAAAAACTTTCTGAGAATGCAAGGGTTTGGTTATCTACAATTCATGCAGCGAAAGGTGGTGAAGAAGACAATGTAATATTATCTCTACATCAAGGGGGTAAAGTACAAAAAAGTATTCGCCTAAGTGTTGACAAACAAGATGAAGAGAATAGAGTATGGTACGTGGGTATCACGAGAGCTAGAAATAATTTATATAAACTAAAAGCAAAAAAAATATTAAAGGAATATCAACTATGATGGAGTATGCATATAGTTTTCATTATTGGGGTCCATTACTTTTTAAAACTAAATTAAAAGATGAAGATTTAATTAAGGTAAAAAATATTTGTAAAAAAGATTCTGCAAAAAAATATGTAGAATATTTAGCTGGTGATATTGAACATGAATATCAAATTGATAAAATAATTTTAGATAAAATTTTACAACCTTATATGTTTTTATTTAAACAAGCTTACTCCAATTGGTACCAAAAAGATATAAAAGGTAATATATATGTCACTAATGCATGGGTTAATTACATGAAACCGGGGGACTATAATCCTGTTCATACTCATGACAAATGTGATTTTTCTGCTGTGGTATATATTGATATTCCAAAAGAACTACAAAAAGAAATAAATGAATATAAAGGTCAAAGTGAAGGACCGGGTGCAATTAATTTTTTATACGGAGAATTTAATCCATATTTTATTTCACAAATTTGTGGCAAACCTAATGTAGCGGAACTTTATATGTTTCCATATGGATTAAGGCACATGGTAAACCCACATAAATCTAACTGCGAAAGAGTATCTGTTGGTATTAATTTCGCTATAAAAGGAGAAAGACATGACACATAAAGATATCTTTGAGGATTCATTTCCACAAGATAAGCAGATAGGCGGGAGTCACTACCAACACTATTTAATTCAACCTTATGAATTTATATCTAAAAACGAACTCACGTTTTTTCAAGGCAACGTTGTGAAATACGTTTTGAGATATCCTTACAAAAATGGTATTGAAGATCTTGAGAAGATTAAACATTACTGTGATTTAGAAATTAAAAAAATGAAAGATAACAAAAAGAAAAAATAATGCCTAATAGAAATTTTTTTAAAAAACATATACAAGTAAATAAACATAAGTTTCTTTTAGAAGTATATCCTGCATTAGTGGATTGGGAAATATTTCCACATACTTATGAAGCTTCTTTGTTTGCATTTAGTAATAAAGAAAAATTAAATAAAATAGTAGAAAAGAGATATGTATATGAAAAGCTTTGATCCATTTATATATCAGAACATATTTCATGAATATATGTTAGAAGTTAAACAAGATGAAGTAGATACAGTTCATGCATTATTAGAAGACTTACCTGTAAATAAAGAACATGATTATGATTTAGGGCAAAGGACTTTGTATGGTGAATGTAATATTTTAGATATACCTGGATTAGTTAATTTAAAAAAACAAATAACAAATATTTTAAATGTACATAATTTAGTTTTAAGTAACAATTGGGCTCAACTATATAATCAAAATAGTCAACACACAGTACATAATCATCCTTCTTCTGTTTGGTCAGGTATACTATATCTAAATCCTAGTAAAGCATCACCTACTATATTTTATGATAGAGAGTTTAAACATTACACGCATGCTTTTAAAAAAAATCAGCTTTTATTATTTCCATCTTATATTCCACATGAAGTAGCTAAAGTAGATCAAGATGAACAAAGATTAATAATATCATTAAATACAAAGGAAAATACAAATGAAAATACCTAAGTACCTTACGCAGACTGAATGGGTAATGCCTACAGAATATCCTGATTTAAGAGATTATGATGAAATTGCAATTGACTTAGAGACAAGAGATCCTGATTTAAAATCAAAAGGTTCTGGTGCAGTTACTGGTAATGGTGAAGTGGTTGGTATTGCTGTTGCAACATATAATGACAAATGGTATTTTCCAATTGCTCATGGTGAAGCTCCTAACATGGACAGAAAGAAAACTTTAGAATGGTTTAAAGATATTTGTGAATGTCCTGCTACAAAAATATTTCATAATGCAATGTATGATGTATGTTGGATACGTAATTTAGGTATAAAAATCAATGGTTTAATCGTAGATACTATGATTGCATGTTCTGTTTTAGATGAAAATAGATTTGCATACACACTTAATGCTTTGTCATGGTTTTATTTAGGTGAAGGTAAAAATGAAAAAGCTTTGAACGAAGCTGCAAAATCAAGAGGACTTGATCCAAAAGCTGACATGTGGAGATTACCTGCAAGTGAAGTAGGAGCTTACGCTGAAAAAGATGCCGAGTTAACTTTTAAACTTTGGCAACACTTGAAAAAATTATTAATAGAAGAAGACTGTCAACAAATATTTAATTTAGAGACTGATCTGTTTCCTTGCTTAGTCGATATGCGCTACCTAGGGGTGCGGGTAGACGTGACAAAAGCCAATCTATTAAAAAAAGAATTAACCAGAAAAGAAGAACGATTAATACACCAAATAAAAATAGACACAGGAATAGAAACTCAAATATGGGCCGCAAGAAGTATTCAAAAAGTTTTTGAAAAATTAAATTTACCTTTTGATAAAACTGAAAAAACAGGTGCGCCTTCATTTACTAAAAATTTCCTCTCTATGCATCAACATCCTACAATTAAGATGATAGCAGAAGCTAGGAAAATAAACAAGGTCAATACAACTTTTATAGATACTATATTAAGACATGAACATAAAGGTAGAATACACGCAGAGATAAATCAAATTAGATCTGATGATGGAGGCACAGTTACAGGTAGATTTAGTATGTCTAATCCTAACCTACAACAGATTCCGGCAAGAGATCCAGAGATAGGTCCATTGATAAGATCATTATTTATACCAGAGGAAGGTTGTAAATGGGGTACGTTTGACTACTCGCAACAGGAACCAAGATTAGTTACAGAGTATGCATTAAGATTTAAACTTGCATCTGTAAATGAAATTGCTGATTCATACGATCATAATCCTAACGCTGACTTTCATCAGTTGGTAGCGGACATGGCTAAGATTCCAAGAAGTCAAGCTAAAGTAATTAACTTAGGTTTGTTCTATGGTATGGGTAAAGCTAAACTTATGGCAGAGTTAGGGGTAACTAAAACTAAAGCTGATGAAATTTTTGGCATCTATCATAGTAAAGTTCCTTTTGTAAAACAACTTACAAATAAACTTATGACTGCAGCTCAACGAAATGGTAAGATCAAAACTATTTTAAATAGAAAATGTAGATTTCCTAAATACGAACCTATATTAAAAGGTAATGATTGGGGTAAATATATACCGCCTCAAGATCATGAAAGAATGTTAGAGCTACAAGCAATGGGTCCTCACATGAAAGATGAAGAGGGAGAATTTATAGTTGACAAAGATGGTAATAAACAAAAAAATTATTGGCATGAAAATGATAGTCGTAGAGCGTTTACCTACAAAGCATTAAATAAATTAATACAAGGGAGTGCTGCAGACATGACTAAAAAAGCTATGTTAGAATTATATAAAGAAGGTATTACACCACATATACAAATACATGATGAAGTTGATATATCTATCACTAATGATCTAGAAGCTGCAAAAATAAAAGATATAATGGAAAATGCAGTTGACTTACAAATACCCAATAAGGTAGACTATGAATCTGGACCAAATTGGGGTAGTATAAAGTGATAAATTATGGCTTACTTAAATGCAGATATACCACCAATTTATTGTAAAATAAGGAAGGAGTATCTTTATGACTTGGAAAAACATCAGGGAGAATCTGTTGACTGCTGTATCTTTAGTGTGGTCTCTATTACAGATCGCGCTCTCTTATTTAATATCATGTTACCAAATGGTGCATGCTTTTGGCGTTTACCTATATCAGCGTTTTATCAAGAAAAATTTAACAGAGAAGACGTACCAGATATCGCAATCGACAATCTTCAATTATGGAATTGTTTTAGTTATTATCCTAGTGTTCATTGCTTTAGTTTTTTAAGAGGAAAACGAGG